GTCAATGCTTAGTTTGCTTAACCTCCACGGCAGCCCCCACACATCTCGCGATGGTGGACCTGAGGTCACTCACTCTCTGGTGAGGTTTAAACTAGCGTTAGCGGCGCTAGAGTGCCCGTACCACGGGCAGGTGGGTAAGTACTAGGAGACTAAATGAGTCCTTAGAGGTGAAAATAGTAGAAGATAATATATCAATCATATATATATACAACGCACGATATGAATTGATGATGTACGCACGAAAGAGCAACGACAAAGGTAACCAGCCTTGTTCGGTAAATCCGGTACTGCCACCTGGTGCGTCCAGGCCACTACCGCTGCTCTATATCCTCATCATCATTGCGGCTCATTAGGCCTGCTGTTTTCAGTTTTATGTTTATGTCGATTTTTATGTTTATTTCCTCTTCGGAATACTTCACTGTAGTTACGCCATGTGAACCTAAGCACACAGCGATAACGGCCAAACACAGTGTGAATGACAGCCCTCCAGGCGACGCGAATCGCTTGTAGCTTGAGAGAGTGATTATTGGGTAGTAATGCGCAGTGCTGGGCTCATGCGCACCAAATGGATATGGAATGCCCACACGCCTCCCGCGGTGGTGGCAACCCTGTAATTCAACATGCCTGCCAAGGCGCCTGAGGTAGCGGTGTCATAGTCAGAATATAAGTACATGCTGCCATTTATCAACTTGCCGTAAAGCACAGACCCTGTGTTCAACGGTATATTGGTCTGTTGTGTGCCAACGGTTGTTCTTGTTAAGGCAGCGGTATCTTGCACATCAGCCACAAGGCCCCACGACGCTGGGCCAGTTGGCCTTGTGCTAGCCTCCATTCTGAAAACGAGACGGTAAATGGAACCATCCTGGGTTCCCCAGTTTGGTCCGGTCAGTTGCGTCAATGCAACTGCATCTCCAACGGCATTTACTGCACTATTATCGGCTGCGGTAGTAATCGCTCCGTTTCCGATAGGCACTGGAATTAAGGTAGGATGGTATGTGTATAGCGGATCCTTAAATTCCACCTCATAGTGCAGCATAAATATGCCTGCCTGACCAGTATAGTCTGAAGTGGCATAACACTGAATTTCTTCCTGAATGCAATCGTCAAGGTCAGAATCGAGCAAAGCGTCCACAACAGACCACTCACCAGAGCAAGGAACCTCAAGTGCAGCTTCCTTCCACAACGGGGTGGCTAATGCGTTCCCTTGAGACAATGCTCGACTGAGAAATGTGGACGAATTACCGTCAAAGAATGGCTCCTTGACTGTTCGAGTGGAACACATGACTAGTTGTCCCTGAGTTGTTGTTGGTACTGATGGGATGAAGTGCACGGTGGCCTTGACAAATCTAAATTTTTCATAGGCGCGGGCCATGCTGCCCAACATGGCATTCTGGAAGTAGGCAGGGTTGAGAAAGATGGACGCTGCTGGCTGGTATGATGCAGTATTAACGGTATAGCAGGTGCCAGCAAAGTCAGAACCGGATATGTGGGCAGTATCCCCATTTCTCCGGACCTTAGGCGGCGTCATCTTTAGTGAAAATCCATAGGATGCAGGAACTGTAGAAATACGAGCTCCTGCACTACTAGCTTGTTTGTTTGATTTTGGCTTCTTAGCGGCAGTGCCGCGTAAATTGGTCATTTTGGTTTGGTTGGTTGCGATATTACTATCGTTACCCCGTAGTAGGCCCTGCAGCCCAACTATAGCACCAGCAAGAACTCGCTTTGGGTTCATGCTGGCCAGGTTGGAAGCTGCAAATTTGTAGTCAGCTTGTGTCAATTCATTGGCTGACTGACTAGTGGCATATGCAGTGTCATGCAACATGCAAGTTGCGTCAAATTCGTCTACGGGTGGTGTGACCCCAACTACTGAATTTTGACGCTTGCCATCGGACCACCCGGGGCCGCAATAATTACCGTGATAACGTATGGAATAGGACATTGTGGTTAGCAAGACTATCGACACCCACGACGGGAGACTGATCTATAACATACTTGTCATAGTATTCCTCAAGTGCAATTTGCTCATCAGGGGTAATGCCCCAAGCAATAAATACATTGAGTCTAGCCTCGGCCGTGGGCTCACTAAACACTCTGTCCATTCCTAGTCCTAACATGTGCATACCGCTATTTCTGTTAAGCTCCTTGGATACATTGTTGGTCACACCACCACCCAATTGTATTAGCCTACGGTAGAAGTTTTGCATTATGGGTATGCCTCCAGTCATGCTCAAGCCTCCCTTGCCAACTGCCGTCATCCAAGCCTGCAGCAACTTAGGCTTTGACACGTCAACTGTGATAAGGGAATCCTTGCGCAGAGCCACAGGTATATTCCGCACCATAATAATTTGATTGGACCCATACTCAATGGCCCGCATCTGGCAAAACTCTATCTCAGCTAATTGGTAGACTGGTTTCTCAACGGTCATCCTAAACCCCATTTCAAGAAACCACTCATCCAACCCATCCATGAAAGTTGACTGGTGACTGCGTTCCATCATTACAACGCAATCATCACCGTTATTCATTAACTTAACTGGTACGCCTCTACTACAACTATAAGCGTGTACCAAGCCGCACATGATGAGACAGTTACCTAGGGCAGTGTTCATATCCCCACTTGCCCTTCTTCCAACCACCTTATAGCTAAGGTGACCATTCTTGCATCTAGCACCTCCTCTCTGATAGATTTGGTGCTTGAGTAAAGCCGCTAACTCCTTATCCCTAAAAATGCGGTTATACACCGAATGCTCCCATTCTAGTGCTTCCTTACTCACGTGCATATCAAACTTGGTGGCGTCCAACCCAATCGCCACTGGGTTGTTGAAGCTACGCCACTTTCCTCTC